TCTGCTAACGCTTGTTCAGCAGCAGTGCCCTCGACATCAGGGTTGTTTCCCTGTTGAAGGTTCTGGGCCTGCATATTTGATATCTCCGCTTGGATAGCTTCGCTAGTTACTTCTGTCTGCAAGAGATAGTTAAGTTCGTCTAGATCTTCTTCAGTTAGTTCTTTGGTTTCTTCCTCAATAACTACATCTGCGGCACCTAGTGCGTCCTCCTCTTCATCAATAGGTGCAGAGGATAAACGTGCCTCCATCTCAGGACGCTCTGATCTTTTGTATTGTCTTACTTGTCTCTCTGCTTCTGCCGCCGTAGCAGGAGATCCCGATTCCCTCAGCTTGTCACCTAGTCCTTGAGCCTCTACGTCAGCTTCGAACTGTTTAAATACTTCTTGCTCCACCCGTGCAGCGGCTCCCTTATCTAGGAATTTATTGGGGGCGATATTTTTAGCGGCCTTGCTAACAACATTACCTGCCCCACCCAATGCGGCACCTAACACGAAACCGTGCCAGACTTGCTGCATCCTATCAAACATCTCCGTGTCTTGGTTCGTGTATATGTCTTGAACCATGATGTTGAAGAACTCGTCTAAGCCTTCTTCAAATCCTTCGTCCAATGCTGACTTAGCAAACTTCTTAGGGGCTTCAATCAACGCATGCTTACGCGTAACTTTTTTGAGTGAGTTCTTTATTAGGGCTATGAAAGTTTCATCACCTACATTCCTGCCAAGGACATTAGAAGTAATCTGCCGCATCTGACGGAAACTCATCCCCTGAAGGAATGCATCTTCCAAACCACCCTTACCCAGAACGGAGAAAGTAGACGTTAGTAAACCAGTTATTGTTCCTGCTGTTAAGGCAGACCCAAATGCTTTGTCGTGTGATTCTTCTTTTACTCTGTCTTCACTCCACCCTTCTTCCCATTCCCCATCTTGTCCTTTATGCTTAAGGGTTAAATTATCTGATACTGTTTTAAATACTGCACCATAAGTATTAGCACCTGATCTAGTAGCAGCTGGGATAAACGCAGCGGTTCCAAGTCCTAGTTTTGTAGCGATGTTTCCGTTGTATGCTTTAACAACGGCGAGAGTTCTTTCTTTGGTGGCACCTTTTAAGGCACCTGATTTTAAAATTCTTTCGGCTGCTTGCTCGGCAGTTTCTTTACCGACTGTCTTTAGCATACCCCTAGAAGCTGCGGATATAACAGCTCTAGCAGAAGCCGCAGCTGTTGCCTTAGCTCCAGTATAGGATGCTAATGCTGCTAAACTTAGCCCAGCAGTTGGTTTAGTAGCAAGAACAAGACCAGCTGTGACAATAGCGTCTGCAAATAGTGGGGCAATAGCTTCGGCAAAATCCTGCTCTCCACCCATTTCTAAGCCAAACACTTTAGCTATTTCTCTGTCATGTGCGTTATCTTCCGCAATCTCCAACAAACCATCGCGCCCCCAGTCAGTGTCCATGGCAGCACCTATGCCGTAAGCAATAGACGTTGCCCCTTCCCAGATGCTACTTCCTACTCCCTTAAGCCTGTGCAATGTTGGGCTGAAATCAAAGTCGCCTTTAAATTTTTCTAAGATCGTAGAGCTAGATAGCCCCCTCTGCCTTCCGTCAATCACTGCGTTTCCCCATTCTTCAGAGAATGCATCATCTTTGCTTAATAGCTCAGAGATTCGTTCGAAGTTTTCTATTACGGCTAGTTCTCTTTGAGCATTAGCTTGAACTGCTTCATCTTCTGTAACGTTAGCTTGTCTTAAAGCTTTGTTAAAATCCGAAGGAGATAGCATAAGCTCATTAGCTACGAGAACTCCACTATACCTTGTCTGGTATACGTTTTGCCCCAACTCCTCGGCGTTATCAGTATACTTGAGAAATGGTTTAATGTTCTCTTTTGCGTCCCCTTCGAACGCATACTTAACTATTAACTCACTAACTACATCTTCTAGCACTTCCCCACTGAAACCAGTGGCTTTAGACAAATCTCCAATAAGTCTAAGTTTAGCTATGTCAGTTCTTTCTTGATAATATTCTTCGAGAATATCCTTATCATCTTCTACAAAAAGTTCTTCAACCTTATCATCATCACCCACCAAATGGTTCCACCCTATGCGGAACTGCCGCACGATGTCCCCAAAACCATCAGTTGCCCAGTCGTTAAACCTATCCCAATTATCCCAAGTTAAATTCTCCCCATAGTTTTTTGCCAGCCCGTATAGAGCTGCCTTGTTAGCTGGGTCAATATTCTCAAGAACTTCCTTAACCTCAACTTCTGCTAGAAGTCTTTGGTCTACTTCATATCTCTTAAGACCTTTGCCTTGTGGGTGCAGCTCTCCCTTGTAGCGTAAATTAAATAAATGCTTAGGAGTCACACCATACTTAGCAGATTCCTTAATGACTTCTGATTCGGTCATACCTTCTGGGATGTTACCACCCAGAAAAATTTCGTTCCCTTCTTCATCCTCATAGACTGCGGCAAGCAGTTCCCCTCTTTTAAACTTATCAGTAAACTTCTTTTCGTTTGCCTTGCGAACAATATCAAATAGCTCTAAAGCTTGTTCTGGGTCGTAGTCAAATGGCTCCGCTTCTCCATCTACTTCTTGAGCAGTAGTGTATAAGCTAAGAGTCTGCTTATCTTCATAAGATAAGTATTGGTTTTCAGGATCCTCTTCATCAAGAAGTGTTTTTATTGAAGACCCTAAATCTAGCTTAGAGAAAGAACTAATTGTGTCCTCAACTTCTTGTGAGTTGTTCTCAGTAAGTATTCCCTCGCTACTTAAAACTCGACTGAGGTTATAGTTAAGTTGCTCCTCTATTTTTTCGTCATACTTGCCTGCGTCTAAGTATTCATTTCTGACGTTCTCAGTGTACCTCCCATAACTTTCGAGAGGGTTTTCATACGGGTTTGCGGCAGACCAATCTTGGTAGGTCGTTTCAACGAAGGGTGAGTTTAGGTTGCTTGGATCTGACATAGCAGAAGCGGTTATGTGTTGTTTAAAGGGTCAAGCGCAGTTGTTCAATTAATTGCTGCTGTTCTGGTGTAGGGTTCTTAGGTAAATTTAAGGTCTGGCCTTGGAGCATGGTAGCTCCAGCTGTATCTGGAGAATTGAGTTCTTGTATTTTGCCTCGTACTTTCGCAGGTTCAGCTCTTTTTGCATATAGATCTGAGCGTAAGTCGTTAATTGCTTTTAGCGCACTAATAGTATCAACAACACCAATCTCACCCAGTGAACGCCCATCACTTAGTTTAATGTCTCTAAGAATCTTTCCCTTTTTAAAGGACAACGCCTCCGCTTGTTCATTGGGATCGCCCTCCTCTGGCACAGTTGTGTCCTCATCAACCTTAGTAATAAAGGATTCAATTCCTGTAAGTTCTTTTAGATCTCTGTTAAATACGTCATCCAGCTCTTTTTCCTCAGCATCTAACTTAGCTTGATTTGCAGTGGCAGCTCTACTACCAGCAATAGCTTGGCCTTTATTCCAATTAGCTTGGTTGATTTCTTCCTCCATTGCCTCTGCTGGAGTTACAATCCCATCAGAATTGATGAAGTTATTAAATTTCACAGGGTCAATGCCAGAAGTAGCCATCCTAGAAGTAGTCTGTAGATTTTTATTAGCGGAATCAGATTCAGCTTGGCGCGACTTCAACGAGTTCTCTGCTGATCTAAATATTATACCAGCTGCTGGGAACTTACTTAACATCTGGGCATTCTTCATGCCGAATGCGGCGATCTCTCTTTGTTTTTGGAAATTATTTTTAGTCGGATCTTCAATAATGTTGTTTAGAGATTTTGTAATCTCTTCTGTTCTCTCCCCGAAATTTATTTCTTCTTGTGCCTGCCGTTTTTTTTCTTCGAACTCTTGTAAGCCTCTTTGATAAGCCAACTCAGAATTTCTTTCCTTCAATAGTTGCGAACGCAACTGCATCATCTGCTGTAATTGAGGTTGAAGTTCTTGAGTTTCAAACTGTGTGATGGAGCTGCTCTCCCTACTCGTTAAACCAAAAGTGTTCCTTAGTGGTTTGATATCACGATTAAAGAAATCGTCGCTTGCAACTGGAAATTGTGGTTCAGCCATGTCTTTAGGATATTTTAATTGCTGGCTGTTTACCCGCTGGTGCGGGGCCATCTTGGAAGTTAGGGAAAAAGTTAGGATCTTCTTTAAACTTTTTCAGAAGACGATCCGTCATCATTTGCTGTAGTTCAGCATTTGCGTCTCTCGCTTTAGTAGCCCTTGCTTGCACATCATCTCTTGCGGCTAAGTATTGCTGCGATGCTACTGCTGGTGCATTACTATCTGGTGACCTAGCCCAATCGGCAGCAGCTTGATTAGCAGCATTAACAAAACCTTTCCTCCTTAGCATCCTTGCTTTCCGCAAACCAGCATTCCTAGAATACAAACTCCTCTTCTGCCCAACCCCTAATGTTCTGTTGGGGTCTTGCATCCTTTTGTAGAAATCTTCGTAGCTTCCTAATTGCTTCCGCTCACGTTCCCTCCTATTTGCTACCATCTCTTTGGTTTTGCCTCTGACAAAATTGCTCCTCTCCTCCATTATCTCTCTATCCATTTCCTTCTTGCCAATGCCTAGCTCGGTCATTCCAATTTCACGCAAGTCATTAACTCCACCATCTCCGTCTATATTATTAGCTTTAACTTGTTCCGTAATTCTTCTCCTTAATGCTTTCCGTTGGTTAAGATTAGAACCGTAGTCTGGATCAGTTAGCGAACCTGAATCTATGCCTGCTTGAGAATAAGGATCGGTGACTAACTTAGGTAATTCATCTGGATCGCCCCCCTGCTTTAACTTGTTGTAATCAGCGGTGATTTTAGCTGCGATGTTTTCAGGGTCATCCTGAAACTTTTTTATGGCGGGGGCGACTTTTTGCAGATTAGGCATAGCTGGCGTAATGCCGTCTGCATCGGTGCCTGCCATGATCGTGGCTCGTGAGGGGTTAGCCTTATCAAAGGCCGCAATCATTTCTGGTGTTTCCCCTGCCGCTATAATCTTCTCACGCTCCGCCGCATTTTCAGCTGCCATTTCAGGGTTGATGGCAGGTTGCTCTGATACTATACCCTCAGTTGGTGGGTCTGTAAGCTCTCCTTTTAATAGTTTATCAACGATTCCTTCGTTTGTAGTTCCATAGTTTTGGTTTCCAGTAGGGTTGTTAATACTTCTATTAGCCTTGCTTAAAGCGGCAGTTTGTTGTGCGTCACGTTCTGCCGCATCCAGCTGTGCCACCCCACTTTCAACTGTTGATTCTTGGTTAGCACTCGTGGTTTCAGCTACGTTTTTTAAGAGGCGATTTCTTGCGGCTTCAGTCGCGCCACCACTCCCACGATCACTTTGAAACCCAGCTGCTCCAGCCGCACCTTTCGGGCCAGCCGCACCTTGGACTCCAAGACCACCAGTCACCCCAAAGTTTTTTCTGCGCTCAATCTCGTCCTCTTTGTTTTGCAAACCCCCTGATGCTTTTAAACCCCCCGATGCTTTTAAACCCCCCGATGGTTTTAAACCACCTGATGGTTTGAGTCCTTTTTTATTTTTTTTGGGTTTACTCATAAGTTAAATTATAAGGTTTGAATTAAAAAAAGTCAATCGACTAGGGTGGTGTCAGCGTTCTGTAAAGCTCCCCCTAATGTTTTTATAGATCGTCTGGGTTTATTAAAGGACATATCTCCTTCTTTTGGAGGGTCAACAGCTACCAAACCTAGTCTCTGACGGGCACAATCTAACGCCAAAAACGCTGCGTCTGCAAGGTCTGGGCTTCTACCAAAGCGAGCTTTGTATTCGGGCTTGCTTTCAATTTTCATACGAAGAGTCGAACCCTTCACATGATCGTAGTTTCTTCCTGTTATTTCTTGAGCTAGATCTGAGTTTACCCCAAAGACTTGACGAGTTCTCATCAACTCCTTCCCAACAAACCACAACTCAGATACTCTGTTAACGTATAGTTCGTGCCCTACAAGTTTACTGTTTGCACTGACTCTCTTATCGCTTGCCTTTCCACCAAACGAAACCCTCATAAAGCGGCTAGACCATTCGCCTGCGAGAACGTCACAAAATGGAGCACCAGCTCCAGTGGCGTCCACGCTCACATTTTCAGGTGGGACGTTATGTTTTATGCAGAGGTCTTTAATTTGTTTTACAATTTGGTAAGTCCTTGGAATGGCCTTATTAGTTGCGTCATCATTTAAATGAACAGCTTGTCCAAACTCTATAACATATTGTCCACTAGAGTCATAGCCGCACTTAGCTAAGAAAGCAATACACCGATCACCGCCATTGGTAAATGCAGGGTCTACCCCACACAAGTTGACAGGAGTACTGCTCCATTGAACAGTGTTCATAGACTTGCTATTAGCAATTTCGTTTTCTGTGTAAATGCCTGTCGTTTCATCGCTGTCAAAAAACACAGCTCTTACCATTCGCATATACCCTCGGCTCTCTACCCCCAGTAAAGCTTTGTCTTCTTCAAGTTTTTCTTGTGTGGGTAACCAAGGGTAAATTGTTTCTCCCGCTACAATGTTAGGAGATCTCTCACCATCTAGACGTATGTATTTTCCTTTCCATTTTGTGTCCCACTCATCAGCGGTATTTGTATCAACACTATCCCAACCATCTTTAGGTGTAGACCAAACACCAAAAGCATCGAACCTAGAGTTCGGGTTACTCAACCCCACCATCTCGAATCTCTCGTTCTTAGATAAGTTACTTAGACCAGCTTGAACTATGGCTTCGGATATTTCTGAAAGCTCATCAGCTATTAATATTATTCGCTTCTGTTTAATACCAATAAACTTTCCTATGGCTTCTTTAGTTTTTGATTTCTCTGCGGCTATCAAAGATAAACCAGCTCGCTCTATTAAGTTTCCTGTCTCTGTTTCGTATGCAGCGTTACCTATACTGTCTCTTATTCGTATAGGAGCTCCTTCTATAACCATCAAAAGTGAGACAACGGAGCCCCATATTCTTTTACGAGCTTCTCTTAAGGTAGTTGATGTTAATAATATTAGCGTGTCTCTTGGAGCAGCTAACCAATTTAGTATTCCCCAAGCAGCTAGTGTATGTGACTTACCACTGTTAGCCGCTCCACCTATAGCAATGTATTTATTACGAATGACAGCCCTTATCATCTCTTCTGCCCAAGGATGTTTTACCATCATAGGCTCTGGACGTTCAGGGCAATTCCAAATCTCATCACACAGTCTCCAAAAATAATATTCTTTTGCTCTGTTAGAGTCGTGGTTACCTAACCCGTACAACAGAGCTGTTATAGTGTTCGTAGGCGGTATTAGTATACCACCAACATCCATCTTCTTTGTCTTAGGGTCTATTCGTGGTTCGTATGCTTTGACAGACTTATTCATATTACTTGAATTTACGTATAAAAATACTATATTCTAATTGCTTTGCCTAAAAAACAAAATGATTCACAGTTCTTAGATAGGGAGGACGTTAAACGTGCTCTACAACTATACAAACAGGACTACAAGTTAACTACTATAGCTGATGAGCTAGGAATATCTACGTCAACTCTACGTAGATGGCTTAGAAAAGCTGGCTTCGGCCCTAAGAATGACTCTTATGGATCAAACCCAGACACTGAAAAAGAAAAAAGCGTAGATCCTATACAAGAATCATTAGACGAAGACCTTAATAAGAAAACTAAAGAAGCAATTAACGTAGCTAAAAGAGAAGCAAGGACTGCAGAAGAAAAAAACATACTCGAAATATCAGAGGCACAAACATCTCCTGCCGAAAAGTATCAAACTTATGTAGCTGCAGCGGGTATGCGTTTACTTAGGGACTCTATGAGTAACTTAAGACCTCCTAAAACTATTCGTGAGTTAGACCAGTTGGATCAAATGATCAGAAGGAACTTAGGTCTCAATGATAAGAAAGGTGGAGGTGCAGGTAAGATGCAGATCGATATAAGTATTTTAAATAACGCTCGTGCTAACAAAAGCAAGAACGCTATTAAGATAAACCAAGAAGATATAGTTGATGTCGAACCAGAAAAACCAAAAGACTAAAGAAGACGCAGAATCTACCTTACTTTTATACTCAGGACTAGAGGACGCTTTTATAGGAACCGTTGACAGGTATAACAACCCACCAATAGCTTGTTATTCTAAAGAGATAACTATCTCACTTTTAAAAAAACAATTTAATTTATCTACCAAAGAGGCAAATGATAGGTTAGAATACGAGTACTTACTAAACAATTTTGGTGATGCTACTCCATGTTTTCTAGAAGACAGAGCGATATAAAAATGTTCCCTAATAGGGAGATAGTTGAACATCCTACTATAGTTTATAGGCAGGACATACCTCCTAAAGATTTTACATATAGGAGCGACATACTAGTTGGCTCATACTATTTAGTCATTCCACACACAGCTAAGGAAGTCTTTTACATTCAAATGCTTACAAAAAATGTCGATGTGTTCTTACCGTATGAAGGCGACGGGTTACTGTTAAGTAAAAAAGCCTTACAAGGTATATGATAATTGGTATTGATAATGGTTTAGACGGAGGGCTAGTTGCTATCTCAAGGCATACGGGTGCTGTAATCGATAAGACTATTATGCCTACAATACATAGAGCAGGTAAGCGTGAAGTTAACTCACGAACTTTGTATGAATGGATAATGAACCTTGGGCAATGTGCAGATGATTTCTTGGTAGCGATTGAGGAACCATTGAAACATGCTAAATCCTCGCAAGCTGTCCGATCAATGGGTATTTCTTTTGGGAAAATTATGGGAGTCTGTGAGAGCAGAGAGTGGGCACATTGTTGTGTGTCAGTTCACAAGTGGCAAAAGTTCATGTTAGGTAGTGTTCCTAAAGGGAGCACTAAAGAAGCTGCCCTATGGAAAGCAGAGTGCCTTGCCC